GCGTTAGGGGTCTTCATGAACGTCACCCAGTGCGTCTGCATGAACTTCCCAGATTTATGCCCAAATAAGGGAGCGACATCGGTAAGCGCAAGTATCTCTTTAACTGGAATCCGACATTCATTCCATTTGAAAATAAGAACTCCGTCAGGCTTTAGAACCCTGAAACATTCCTTGAATCCTATCCGTAGCATTTCTCTCCAGTCCCCTGAAAGGTTCCCGTATTGGCGGACAACCATTCCGGTATTCGTTTCTTGCGGTATGTGCGGCGGGTCCATTACAACCAACGAAAACGTGTTGTCTGGGAATCTCATTGCTGTGAAATCCCCTATTTCATCCGGGTCAATGTTCGCAGTTCTTGTGCCCGATGGGTGTTCCATCTTCCAGTATTCGCGGCGTCTGTCGATATAAAGCGCACGGGGGTCGTGCTTGTTAAACCACATTCCTTTTGGCCCGCAACAAACATCAAGAACGGGCGGGAAAGTCGGCGCGGGTGACACGCCAACCCCTAACACGTCGGTCAAGTCGGACAGGCCGCCAGCGGCGCTGTTTTCGGTTTGTAGTTGTTCCACCTTCATCACTCCTTTTCAGTTTCGTGGTGCGGCCTGCCGCTTACCTCAGCGTTAGGACTCTGCGCATCGCAACATCCTTCACCTCAATCGCAGCAGCCAGCGCGAGGTTCTGCTGCTCCAGCAGCCGGTATTCTTCGTTGGTTTTCATGGGTTCCTCACTTGCTTAGATGGCGGGGTTGGTGGCTATACCGCGCTAGCGCTCTCAATCCGAATGAGCGCCCGCCGAATCTCTGCATGCACATCGCGGCGCTTTGCCTCTGCCTCGCTCTCAAACATCAGCAAATCGCGCATAGGAGCTTCGCCGTGTTTGGTGTGGTGCGGGCATCGGTCAATACTGTCATGCTCTGCGCCGCTGATCCAACCAACCTGTTGCGCGTGATCGGCGCACATCGGGGCGTCACACGTCCATTGCATGCCATCAAGTCCGGCCAGGAGTCCAGTCACATTGCCAGACTTGTCTCGCAACGCCGCTTTAGGCTCCACGCCAATTACAGCATCGCAGTATCGAACCGCAGGCTTGTCGCACCACATGCACTTTTCAATTATTCCCATCTGCGCTCTAACGCTCCGCTCCAGGCGACACGCCGCAATCGGCGTCAGAAATAGCGATCTGCGTCATGCGTCGCCGCCATTGTTATTTGCAGCATAAGAGCCGACTCCAATGATTGCGCCGAACAGCGCGGGGCGGAAAGCGGGAACAAGGCGCGTTTTTGGGCGGGGGTCATGGTTTTCCCTCGTCGGGGGTGTCGGCGCAGATGCGACGATTCAAGGCAAAGTCATATCCACACTCTCGGCACCAATGCAGGGTGCCGGTACATGCACATTCGCGACAGCCTTCGGTATCTTCCAAGTCGTACCAGAGAGGATCGTCTTCATGGAGGTTGTGGAACCTTTCGCCGTTGCATTGATAACAGATGCGTGTCCAGGTGTGACCGCAGCCACAGCTTGGGCACGCAGTGCTGCAATATTCGATGTCGTCGTTGTAGGAAATAGCGTTCATGCGGCCCTCGGGTCGGTGATCGGCAGGTAGTTGAGCTTCGCCGTCGCCGGGCAGACGCGATCCTTGATGAAACGGCTGCCATCGAGCGGATCACGCTCGACGGTGAGGTGCCGCGCGCAGGTGTCGCCGGCGTCGCAGCCGACCGCCAGGCAACGGGTGAAGCTGATCGGCAGCGGCAGGCGGACGCGCTTGGGGTGGGTGGTCAAGCTGCACCTCCCGGATAACCATCGTGCTGCACGCCGTCGAGAAGACGGCCGGCACGCTTCTTCCCGACACGAAACACGCGTTCACCACCGTCGCAGATGTGGCACTCTGAGTTCCGGCGGAACGAGTCAGCGAACGGCGATCCGTCGTCCGTGACGGCGGTTTCAGGAGCCCATTCGCCAAACTGTTTGAACAAGAGCGGCACACCGGCTGCTGCACACTGATCGCGCAGGCTGCGAGCCCAATCCGGGTGCATCGGGCGGGCATGGGGGCCGGACTCGCCGCCGACGACTACCCAATGCAAGCCGCCGTCTTCCGGTCGGCGTAGTTCCATCTGGCGTTTCTTGCCGTGGGTGCGGAAGTTTCCAGTCGGTTCGCTGTAGATATGGAAGCGAAGATCAAGCGGGCCCAGCAGAGGCTCCGCGCTGACCCAGCGCACGGCGGCTGGCGTATCAAGCAGCAGAGGAATGCGTTCGTCGGCGGCGGCCTGATCCTCGACGCTTGCGCCGAGCCAGACGTTCGGCAGCGGAACCGGATAGCGGACACTGAGGAAGTCGCGCATTCGTTCAGCCCGCTTGGTAAGCACCTGAAAGATGTGTTGCGGTGCGTCGCGCATGATCTTGAAGACCGCGACGATCCATTCATCTGGAACTGACGGGTGGAACAGGTCGGAATGCGCACAGACAAATATCATGCGCGGGCGCTCCCAGCGCAGCGGCTGATCAAGCCACTGCTCATTAAGACGCACCTCGCCAGTCCAGACAGGCCCGTTCTTCGTGTCGACGGTCAGTCCGACGCGACTGGGATGGTGCTGCAGCCGAGTTCCGGCCAGCTTCATGGCGTAGCAGTGCTTGCAGCCTGCGGAGACGACAGAGCAACCCGTGATCGGATTCCAGGTGACGTCAGTCCATTCGATCTTGGTCTTGTCGCTCACGCCTCGCCCCCTTCCGATTCGACAGGCTCGCCGAGGCTGCCCGATGGGTAGAAGACGATGGCAGGGGCGCTGGTTTCGTCGATTATTTTCGTGGCGTCACGAAATTGATCCGCTTTCCAGGCTCCCCATTCTTCTGACGTCCGCATTCGAAAGCCGATACCAATCCTGCCTACTGGCATCGTAATCATTGCCACATGGCCGAGCATTTCATCCCAGGAAAGGCCGCCGCAGCACTTTCCGTTTTCGTGAACGTCGTATCCGCAGGCGCCGTCTTCGATGGTGATGGTGATCGTTCTCATGCTGCACCACCTTTCGTTGCCTTGCGGTGGCGCTTCTGGTTGCGTGCCTTCTTGGCCATGCGCTTGACGTGCGCCGGCGTCCAACCCGGCCCCTTGCGCTTGTGCCAGAACGGTGACGAATAGGCGCTGACGGTACGGCGGCGCCTCGTATTCTCGACTCCAAGGCTTGTTGGCACAGGCTCTGGTTTAGAAATGATGGGCGTAGCTGCAGCGACCAATCCTGCAACAGCGAGAGCAAGCGATCTCTTGAACATCACGCAACCCCCGCGCTTTCTTCCATGAGCTTTGCACCGAAGATCTCGAAGTATCGATCGAGAAATTCGGCCTTTGCCTGTAAAGGCGTCAGCGGAACAATGCGGTCAGCCAGAGGGCGAACCTCTGCAATCAGCGCCCACTCATCGTCATGCGGCGCCATCAGGTCGCGCTGCTCGGTGGCCAGCATCACCAGATCGGCCGCCTTTACGCTGGGTGGCAAGCTGGAAATTTCGAACCTGGAAAGCACAGCGGCCTCGACGCGCTTCTCGATTTCCTTGTAGTCGGGCAGGAGTTGCTTCAACGGGCGGGCAACGTCGCCGATGAAGGCTTCGGCTGCATCGTGAAGAAGGCCGGCCATGGCGTCCTCTGGCGGCACGATCTTGGAAACCATAACCGAGTGCTGGGCCACCGAGTAGAAGCTCCGGGTGTGTCCAGCAAACCGGCAAATGTGCGACAGGGCGTGCGCCACGTCTTCAATGCCGAAGGTGCTGTTCTGCGGTTGCAGAAAGTCGAAGTAGTGGCCAGACACCGTCAGGATGTCGGGGCGGATGCTGTGTCTCATGACGCCTCCCAGGCTTGTGGCTTCACTGAGTAGCCCACGTAGAGAGGGTGCTTCGGCGTGCCGTCGTTGTTGAGCTTCAGATAGTGCGGAGCGATTCCGGCGCCGCACAGCAGTTGCAGCACCTTCTGTCCGCGTTGATTTAGGTTTCCGTGCTTTCCCCAAGCGCAGATAACCAGGCCGGCGCCAGTCACAGATTCAAGAATGGCGTCGTCGTTGTCCGGCCCGATAGGGTCGTTGTGCGTATAGAGGGCGGCCGGATCGGTAGAGCGCAGAGCGAATATGTTGGCTACGCGCAAACCGCCGAAACCCATGTCGCGCGCGCGACGCTCACATCGTTCTACGGTCGGGTCATTCTTTACTTCGTCGGCAGTCGACGGGTTCAGCATGATGAATGTTGCTGGGGGCATCTCTCCCCATTTGCGCCACAGTAGGTATCTGTATTGCTCGCACAGAGAGAATTCGGCGCCGCTTCTGCAAGTTGTATTCATGGTGGTCCTTCGTATTGTTTTTGGTTGATCCATCAAAGCCCGCTGTCACCGGGCTTGAGTTGATCAGCCTTGTTTTCCGATGCGGGGATCGCCGTAGATGACTTCCAATAGGGCGGGGTACTCACGGCCGGTGCGGGGGTAGGAGAAGGGTGGCCGCTTTCCCCCGTTGATCGGTTAGCTGTCCAGCTTCGAGAACTTGAACTTGCCCTTGATGTGCTGGCCCAGGTGCTTGCCCAGCGACTCGGCGTTCTTGAACTTCTCGAAGTCCGCCGCGGTGACGCCGTGGTAGTGGTACGTTCCCCCACTGTTGAATTTCACGGCCAGCGTGTCGCCTTCATGGCCGATGGCCGCGATCTGGCTACTGCCCTTGACCGGGGAGAGCGCGATTGCTTTGGGTTTGGTCGTCATCTGAAACTCCATGCGAAAGTTGTTCGGTCTGCTACACGGAACCGGGCCGGATTGGTTGTCGACCGCAGCTTCCTTTCGTAAAAGTAAGCCCGGCCCGGTTTCGTCTAGCTAAAAGGTGAGGGGTTTTGCTATAACCATCCCCGGTTTTCCAGCCCCTCGAAGCGCCCCGGTTAGGTCGGTCATGGCTCCCTGCGCACCGGCCGACAAGCCGCTCAGATCAACGCTCTCTCACAGTGGTATTCGTCACGCTGCCTTCTTGAACGCGATCGACATGACGTGCTCCGAGATTCGGCGGCAGATAGTCGGGAAGGACGTTGCCGGATATAGGCGGGCGTTCTTTTCCATCTTGGCCTTGAACCCAAGCGACTCGAGGAATTCCGCGCTCACGGTGAAGCCCAGGCGCGTGCAGATCTCGCCCAGCTTGATCGTTGGGCCGTCGCCGTGGTCGATGCTGACCACTGCCGGCTGGTCGAAGACCAACACGCCCGCATTTACTTCGGAGCGGACCTCGGCCAGCGTGTCAGCCGCGACGATTTGAGCGGCCTTCGCTTCGGCTTCCTTGGCTGCAGCCGAGGCGCGTTCATTGGCTTCCGCTTCGATGCGTTGCTTGTGGTCGAACACGCGGAGCTTCACGATCGCTGCGAAGGCTTCCGGTTCTTTCGTGACGATGTGCTTCATGTCGTAGAACAGCGTTTCGCCGAACTCTTCAACGAAAGGCTTGGCCGCGGCGATGTTCTGCTCGATCTGGCCGGCGATGCGGTCGGCTTCTGCCTTGCCATTGGCCAGGGCGCTTTCCATCGCTTCGCGCAGGGTGGCTACGCTGCGCTTGCCCTTCATGCGCCCGTAGAAGTCCGGCTTGATCAGCGGCATGTATCCGCCGACACGTTCGTTGAGCGTGGCAACGTATTCGGCGATGGCCTTCTGGCCTTCCTGCTCGATCTCGGTGCGGATCGATTGCTTCTTCGCTTCGACGGTGCGGCCGAGTTCAAGGCGCTTGGTGCGCATTTCCGCCTTGATGTTGTCGATCGCGCGGAACAGTTCGTCGATGGTTGCCGTTTGGGAAAGTGCCTGCGACTTGACCAGTTCCAGCGTCTTCTCGCCTTTCTCAAGGAACTTCACGGTTTCCTCGGCGTCGGCGAAGTCCTGGTCGGTCTTCAGGTCGGTGTTGATCGCCTTGATGCGCTCAGCCACCACGCCTTGCCATTGCGCCAGATTGGAACTCGTTACCTGGCCGACAAGTTCAACGGTGAGTGCTGGCAGGTCGGCGATTGGGGCGGCGACCGGCTGCGGCTGCTCGACGGGAGGAACGTAGTTGGCCAGGTCTTGCGCAAACTGGTGCCAGCCGTCGATGATCTGGCGGCGACGCTCTGGCATGGATTCGTAGTCGAGACTTGCGATGATCCGCTCACCATCGCATATCGTGAAGATGGCTTTGTTGGCGCCAGACACAAGCAGTTGCTGCTCAACTTGCGGCCAGTAGGTATCCGACAGATCACCGGATGCAATCATGGCTTCCAGTTCAGGGTTTGCCAGCTTGTTTTCCCATACGATCGATTCGTCCATCGGCAGGCCGTCGAAGCTGGCCAGCAGCGGCAAACCTTCAATTTCTGCCGTGGCGGTGGCCGGGAACAGGTCTTCTCCGATGATGGCTTCAACCAGCGGACGGGCCGCATCTTCGGCGGCGTGGCCAGCGTCGAACAGGCGTTGCTTAGCCCCGGTTACTTCTTCGGTAAGCCCGGTGAATTTCTCGCGCAGAAGCTGGGCGCGGCTCTTGTATTTGCTGTTGCCGATCATGGCCGGCGCTTCGCTGGCGGTGAAGTAGCACGAGCGGATTTCAAGCCACTCGGGAGAGCCTTGCTTACATTCGATGATGTTCATCATTTGCTCCGTAGTCGTTACTGGCTGAGTTCAGCCTTGCGGTTGTGATACAGATCCCCGAGTTCCTGGCGCTGCCCGGCGTCGGACACTTCGCCGATGAGGTCGGCTGCTGCATCAAGCAGATCCATGTCGGCGGCCTTGTTCAGCTTCTCGGCAACCTGGGCAAAGGTGACAGTGATCTGTTCGGTGCTGCCGCTGCTCTGGCTTTGCGGCCCGTTGCACGCCTGGATCTGCTGCTTCTGGTCGTCGGTGAGCGGCGCTTTGGAATTGGCGGTTGCAATCACTTGCGCCGGGGTCTTCTTGCCATCGGCGATCAGCTTTTTCCATTGCGGGAAGTTGCGCTTGAACTCGTTGTCCGAATAGCACGCCTGCTGCTCTTCCATCGGCTCCGGGTTGTTGTCCAGAACGATGCCGTTTTCGATCGTCGCCGCGCGGCCGGACTCGCTGGCATTGCTGATTGCGATCGCGTTGGATAGCTCGATGGACTGCGGCATGTACTTGAGCACTTGCAACAGCGGAATCTTCCGGGCATACATTTCCCAATCGCGGAAGCTGTAGTGCTTGCTCCCGACCTTGTTGTATTTGTCGCGGTGCTTGACGATTTTCGATACGCGCCACAATTCGATGATCGGCATGGCGGCATCCTTGACCCAGCCAATGGCATAGGCGTGAGTGATGTCGCTTGGATCATCGAGGTCGGTTTCGTTATGGATGATCAGGTCGCGGCGGGCGCCATCTAACCAGGTGTATTCCTGATCCTTGAAGATCACGCCGGTAAATACCGTGCCGCGGCCAGAGCGCGAGACAAGATCGACCAATCCCTTCCAGCCGGGAACGAATGTGCAAGTGGTCTTGTAGGGGATGAGATAGCCCTGGCCGTTGACGCCGGGCTCGAGGCCAAGCTGACCGGCCGTCATGATCGATGCGGCAATGCTCTTGGCGTCGCACTGCTGCAGCTGGTCGTTGGTGCTGAATGCGGTGAGCGCCAGGCGGGCCATGCGGTCGGCTGAAAGGTGCTTGGGGATGGCCAGCGCAAGCTGCGGCTTGAACTTGTCCATGAAGTTGCTGAATGACGCCAACGGATTGGCGGATTGGGTTGCGACGTTGCTCATACTTTCCTCGCTGATGTGGGTTTGAATTCGGGGTACTGCTTTTTTGCTGCCTTCATGGCTTCGTCGGCGTTGTGCGCCTTGACGTAGGCAATGCGGCTGCGACTGTTCTGGTAGGCGTTCAGGCTGCGGCAGCGGTCCATTGCTACCTCCCATGAGTAGATTGGCGCCTTGACCATGTTGGTTAGGTTGAGCATGGTCAGAACAGGACACCGACCAGGAAGCGAACCCAGGCAACGGTGGTGACAAGGCAGCAGATGCCAACGAACCATGTCACTTCGCGCTCGTACTTCATTTCCTTCTCGTCCTGGTCGCGGCGGAATTCTTCGGTGGTCATCACGCCTCCTATGCCATTTGCCAGATGACGCGCACCCCGGGCGGAAGCGTGGCGTTGTATGCGGAGCGCACGCGCGCCAGTTCCCGGCGTGCATTGCTGCGGGCGATGATGATTCGAGATTCCAGCATCTTGTCGCCGATGCACTCCAGGCAAGCGTTCTGCCCGTCGATGGTGATTTCTAGCGAGCGGATCTGGAACATCAGTGCCGCGCGACGGATGGCGTTGAGTAGGGATTTCATGGCGTAACTCCGGTGGCTTTGGCGATTACCTCGTTGGCGAACCTGGCCGCATCAGCAAGCTCAGCCTTGACCGCTATCAAGCGCGCAGGGTCGCCTGCTGTGTTGTCGCGGCATTCCGCTGCAAATGCCAGGCGCTCAAGAGCAGTCAGAAGCTGCGGCGCCGCCTCACGAACACGCGCAGCGCTTTCACTAACCAGGCTGTTCGTTTCAGTTCCGAGTCTCATTTCCTTCTCCTTTCATTCAGTCCGCACCCTCATAGTATCAACACGCCGCTTATAACGTCAACATAATGTTTATGGTTGAGGCAAAAAAAAGGGCTCAACGGATTAAGGTGTGGAAGTCGCTGAATGACCACTAGCACGCTCCGTGTGGAATCGCACAAAGCAGCCAGAGCAAAGAAGCTCCATGCCTTCATCTGGTTTGTCGTCGAAATACGGCCCCTTGGTGCGAGCCGCAAGCAGTTCTTGGTCTTCATAAACACCTCCACAGGAGCGGCATGTGTTGCCGAACTTGGCGATGAGATAGGCTCGCATGCTTCGCTTCCGGCGCTGAATGTCGCGGATGACATCGGCTCTGTCCTCTTCTGGAGCAACAACGACAGGTCGAGGCTTCACTTTGCCGAACAGCAGACGAGCGCGAAGCACGTCGAAGCTGTAGCCACGACCAGACCGATTGATAACCTTCGCCACGCCGTTCAAGGCTTCCGTGTAGCCGTTACTGATTGGATGGTCGAAGAAGGCCAGAATCTCTTCCCGCCAGTTCCGCGTGGCTGTCAGCAGTGGGGCGAAACTCTTCTTGCCCTTCTTCATGCTGGCTGGAATGGACGCACGCCACGCATCGAGCCGCTTCGCCGCATCTTCCTTGGTCGGCGCATCGTAGATGTCGTAGAACGACTCCTTGAGCCTGTAGGCCGTAGCTACGTCAGGCTCATTGTCCAACCACATCTGAAGGTTGAAGCGGCCCTTCTCGTCGAGGTTTTTGTATCGCAACCGCAGCAGGCTCTTGCGCCGCATCCAGTCTTTGCCAGTTGCCTTGTCTTGGTCTTTGGCAAGCGTGATGCGGATGTCGTCCATTGCCTTGTTCGCCATCTTGACGACATGAAACTTGTCGATGATGACCGGAAGTCCGGGGAAGACAGACTGTGCTGCATCCTTGTATGGTCGCCACATATCGATAGCCAAGCCCTTGACCACACGCCTATCCCTGAACTGCCACAGCCAGTTGGTAACGTTCGGCTTGTCTCGGTCTGGCAGCATGTCGATGGGCTGGCGATTCACTACGTCAGTGATGATGCAGCGCAGCTTGCCATCAATCTGCGTCTCGTCGATTCCAAGCCATTCAGGGAGCCAAGGCTTGTACTCGGCGTTGAGTCTGCCGATGTAGTCGCCGGCCAGATTGCGCACGGTCTTGTCATCACACCCAATAAGCTCGGCAATGTGCAGGAAGGTCTGTCGAAGGCACTGCGTCTGGATGAATTCAACGCAGCGACTGGTCATCCTGCTGTCTTGGTGGATGCCACCCAGAGGCTGAATGAATGTACCTCCGCACTCCCGGCACTTGAACCGCTGAGCATGGGCAAGAATGCGCACAGGACGCCCACGGATGGGGCTGTCGCGGATGTAGATTGGCTTTGGACCGTGCTTGTACAGGTTGCCGATGTTGCCGCACTTGGTGCACGCCTTGGGCGGAACGGTGTATTCGGCTTCAATCAGGTAGTCATCGCCATCAACGTGCTTAGCGATGACGTTCCAGCCTTCAAGGTCAAGAATGTCAGTCATTTACGAACCGACGCGAACGCTGTATGGGTAAAGGGACAGACCGGGGCGCTTATCGCACAGCGCCATAATCCGACCAGATGCCCAGTTGGCATTCTTCCCGGCGCACACCGCGACAGAAAGCAAGCCGCCGAGAGCGTAATGCTTTGCCGCATAACTTGCCCGAACTTCGAGAACGTCGGTTTTTGCAGCAATCTTGTTGGCCCCCCAACGCTTCAGATGCTCACGGTCAGGCGTCTTTCCGGCGTTAATGGCAGAAAAGAACTTGTTTTTGCACTCATCCCAGCGGCTGCGCTTGCTCATTTCGCTCTCCTATTAAACAGGTTTCGTTTACACACGTTATTCCGTTATTTGAACTATAGCACAACGTATGAATTCCACAAGTTATTCCGTAGAGCCTCTTCACCCCAACGGACTTCGGCCGCGCGCATCAGTCGCGTGAAGGTCGGGTGCGTGTCGCTTGTTGATCTAGTGCTCATCGCGGGGATTGTCCGTCAACCAATATTCAAGGTGGTCAGCAATGCGTTGATGTTTGGGTATTGTCAAAATAAGCAAAGTGTTGATACCATGTAGACATGAACACTTTAACCGCACTTCAAACCTACGCCGGAAAGCCGGAAATTGCTTCCGCGGCGATCTCGCATGCGGGCGGCCCGGCTGTCTTTGCGCGCGTGATCGGGTTGTCTTCCCGTTGGCGCCTGCAGCGTGTCGATGCCTGGCGCAAGCGTGGTTTCCCGTTGTCAGCAATGACCGCGTTCCCGGCAATTCTCCCGCTGTGTGAGGCTGCCAATAAGGCGAAAGAGGCGGCCTGATGGCCCGCTATCTCGCCGACCACTCCGCGGGATCCCGTGCTTCGTGCCGGTCGCTGCAGCCTTTCCCGCCAGAGAGAAAGACAAAAACGACCACCACGGCCGCCGACGCTAACGCGATTTCGCCGGCCGTGCGGATGTTCATCGGTATGCGCTTGGTCGAGGCGCCATACGCGAAGAAAAGCGCTGAGATCACAAAGACCGCAGCGAACTGCCAGAAGTTTTCCATAACGCACCTTCAGTAGCTTCGAGGCCACAAACATGTCTTCAACAACTCGGCTCTCACGATCAGGCAGCACAGGCCCATTCGGAAAGAACGACAGACGAATCGAGATCCTTGTTTCAGAAGAGCTCGAGAACGCAATCATCACGATGGCGACTCTCTCTGGCAAGCCCAAGTCAGAGTTCGTGCGCGACATGATCGAGAAAGACTTGTTTGGACAGTTCTTCATGCTCAAGAAGGTGGCAGGGCTTGATTGAAAAGGCAACGACATGTACCCCCGAGGAATATCCGGGCGAATTATCGACAGTCGGCTTTCTTGTGGCGCAGATCGTCAAGTCGCACATGCCAAAGAAGGTGCCTCAGAAGTTCAACCCGCGCCCGCCTGGCGTCATTCAGCAGGGTTCGGCAACCGAAGCCGTATTGAACTTCCTGCTTGCCAATCACCGTTTTTACACGCAGCAGCAAATCATGTGGGCGACCAAGCGCAGCCACTCGGCCGTGTCCTGGGCGTTGTTAAGGCTTCGCGCGTGGAAGCGTGTCGAAGTGATCGGGGATGCCGCAAGAAACAGCCGCTACCTACGCTATCGCGCGGCGTCCGAGGGGGTAAGTCATGAGTAGCTACGCCGCAAAATACGTTCAGCGCATCAATCGCGCGATCAATCATGTGCTGATGTTCCCGGACGACTACCGGCCGGACTTTGCTGGATGGCTTCGCGAGAACACGCACATCTACTTCCGGTTCGAGGAGATGGCGCTTAACGTGGCCAAGTTCCGCAAGCACTACTCGGGATACACGCTGTTTGAAGTCATTCGCCACGAAACAGCCGTTGGACAGATCTCGGGCGAGTTCAAGCTGGACAACAACATGTGTGCGGACTGCTGCCGCTTGTTCATGCAGCTGAATCCGCAGCATGAAGGGTTTTTCGAACTTCGGGCCCGTCGCAGCCTGGTCAACAAGGATCTGCCGAACCGGAGGGTTGCAGCGTGACCCAGCCCAACCAATTACCGATGTGCAGCAACTGCAAGTTCTCGAGCCCGAGCGTTGCTTACCCTTTGGTCAGGTGCAACGTCAATGGCGGGTTCGTGGCGCCGCAGTCAAAGTGCGGGCATTTTGTGGCGGGGAAGGCAGCATGAGGATTCGCCTAACTCAAATTGACGGCGCACTGCCTAATTTGGCTTTGATGAAGCTGGCTCACTGGCATCGCGCGAAAGGCGATGAGGTTGTTTTCACTCGCCAGATTGAGCGCGATCTATTTGAGCATGACTATGACTTGGTGTATGGCTCGGCGATCTTTGGGTTTTCGCAGTTGCAAGTTATGCAGTTTCAAAAGCAATGGCCGGGCGCCATTGTTGGCGGCAGCGGAACACCCTACGCGCACACCGTCGAAGACCTGATAGGCGGCGAGTATGAGCACCACGACTACACGGATTACCAGGACGTGGATTACTCGATTGGCTTCACTCAGCGCGGATGCCGGCTGGCCTGCAAGTTCTGTGTGGTGCCAAAGAAAGAGGGCAAGCCACGCAGCACGAACACGATTGCAGAGATTTGGCGCGGCAAACCGTACCCGAAAAAGCTGCACTTGCTCGACAACGACTTTTTCGGGAACCCGGATTGGCGGGCGCGGATCGCCGAGATACGCGACGGCAAGTTCAGGGTTTGCATGAGCCAGGGAATCAATGTTCGGCTGATCGATGACGAAGCAGCAGCCGCGCTGGCGACGATTGAATACCGAGACACCAAGTTTCAGGAGCGCCGACTTTACACGGCATGGGACAACCTGCGCGACGAAGCTATTTTCTTTCGTGGAGTGGACATGCTCGAAGCTGCCGGCGTGCCGCCAAAGCACTTGATGGCCTACATGCTCTGCGGCTACGACAAGAGTGAGACATGGGATCGAATTTGGCAGCGGTTCCATCGGATGACTGAGCGCGGAATTTCTCCTTATCCGATGGTCTTTGACAAGGCACGCAAAGACCTTGTGGCTTTTCAGCGGTGGGTTGTCACCGGACTTTACCGGGTGGTGCCGTGGAACGAGTACGAGCGCGAAACGAAGTCCAAAGAGAGCGTAGATGCTTACACAAGGGCCGCAGCATGAGCCTATCCATCGCAATCCAGCAGATCCAACTGCGCCCGCAATACCACCCGAGCTATTCGCTAGAGCCAAAGGGCGAATCCGGCCGGCCGCTCTCCAAGCTGCGCCAGTCGCGCAAGGAAAAGCTGCACGCGATCAGCCTTGAGCTTGGCGAGGCCACGCACGCCGCCATCCTGGCCGTGATGCGCGAAACCGACCAGAAGATCCACAAGGACGACTGCCGGAAGATGCTGGACGAGTTGATCGCCGACAAGCGGATGGACAAGCGCACGGTCTACGGCGGCGGCAAGAAGGTTTTTTACAAGGCGAGGCCGGAATGAGCGCCATCCGCATGTCCGATGACCAGTACAGACAGCTTCAGCAGCGCATGAACCTGGCCTTGAATCGCTCGCTGGTCGGTAACCCGAAGGCGACGGTCAAGAAGGACCGCCGCGGAAAGAACAAGTACGGCGCCACGAAGACGACCGTCGACGGCATCAAGTTCGATTCCGAGGGCGAGTCCAAGCGCTACATGTACCTCAAGCTGCTCGAGAAGGCCGGCGAGATCTCCGAACTCGAATGGCAGGTTCGCTATGACCTGATCCCCGCCCAGGATGTCGATGGACACAAGGAAAAGCCGGTCTATTACCTGGCCGATTTCAGATACCGCAACAAGGCGGGGGCGCTCGTTGTCGAGGACGTGAAGAGTGCGCCGACCAAGACCCGCGAATACGTGATCAAGCGGAAGCTGCTCCTGTTGATCCACGGCATTCGAATTACAGAAGTGATGATGGATTGACCGACCTATGGCACGAATCAGAACAATCAAGCCCGAGTTCTTCCGGCACGAAGCATTGCAAGACTTGGAAATCGAAAACCCTGGCATGCACGTCATGTTGGTGTTTGCCGGGCTCTGGGGCCATTGCGATAGCAAGGGTCGATTCGAGTGGCGCCCGCGTCAGCTGAAGCTGGACATCCTGCCTTTCCTGTCCTTCGATATGGCCGAAACGCTTGATCTGCTCAAGCGCGCGCGCCTGGTGAATCACTACGTTGTCGATGGGAAAGAGTACGGCGAAGTGCCAAATTTCGAGAAGCATCAGCGCATCACAGGGAAGGAAGCAACTGACGGAGAGAAGTACCCGGCAAACACAGGGGAAACAACAGGGAAACAACAGGGAAACACCTGGGATAAACCAGTTGCCCAGGAAGGGGAAAGGGAAGGGAAGGGAAAAGGAAGGGAAAGGGAAAGGGAAGAGGACGCGCGTGCTTCCCCGGGAAACACCGACAAGGGCGACATCTGCAAGGCGCTCAAGTCTGCAGGCATCACTGACATAAACCAGTCGAATCCCGTCTTCCTGAAACTGATCGAGGCAGGGGCTTCTGTGGATGAGTTCAGGCAAGCCGCGTTCAAGGCGGCCAAGTCTGGGAAGCTGAGCTTCAACTACGTTGTCGCCACCGTGAAGAACCAGAGGGAGGATGCCGCTCGCCTGGTATTGCACCAAGGACCACTCCCAACAAGCCCGCCACCGAAGAGTTCGGTAGCGCAGGAAAGGGAAGCCGTGTCTTACGCATTGACGGGAAGGAAACCGAAGGATGAATCAACAAGTTCAGAGCGGGTCATCGATGGCGAGGCCAGCCGCGTTGCCTGAGAAGTGGATCGACAAGATTTTTCAGCGCATGGAAGGGCGTTATGGTTCGCTGTTCCTCGATCGCTGGCGTGGCTGTGACATGAACAACGTCCGCGCTGTGTGGGCTGATGAGCTTGCCGGTTTCGTTGATCAGCCAGAGCGCATCGCCTACGCGCTTCGTGTGCTATCTGACAGCCAGTTCCCGCCAACGCTTCCCGAGTTCAAGGCTGCTTGTCGCAACGCGCCGACGAAGGAGTTGCCGAGGCTCGATCACAAGCTGAGCCCGGAAGAGATTCAGCGCAACCGCGACCGGATCAACCAGCTGGCTTCCCAGCTGGCCGCCTCCAAGTCGGTTCTCGGATTCTGATGGTCCGGTGTATCGAATGCGATCACCTGAACATGAAGGATCACGAACGGCTGACCGCACAGGGGTTCGCGCGGTGCCCGTTCGACGCGATCGGGTTTTATCGGTCCGTTGCAATCATGCAAGAGTGCAATCGGTTTGTGGAAGCAAAGCCTGCGGTGTTGTCCGTACGGCTCGAATGGATGGATGGCAGGGCTAAAGCATGGCAAGAAGAGATGGATTGACCGACAAGCAGCGCGCTTTTGTCTTTGAGTACCTCAAGGACAAGAACGCCACGCAGGCGGCCATCCGCGCCGGTTACTCGGCCAAGACCGCTTACTCGATCGGTGAGGAAAACCTGAGAAAGCCTGAGATCAAGAAGGCTATCGACGCCGAGCTTGCCAAGGTCAATAACGCCGCGGGCCTGGAATCGGAGCGTTTGCGCCGGGAGATTTCGCGCGTTGCGTTCTCTGACGTCCGCAACGTGTTCCATCCTGACGGCCGCCTGAAGCTGCCGCATGAACTTGATGCCGAGACTGCCGCGGCGGTTGCCTCCGTTGAGATCGATGTCGACGGGAAGATCAAGTACAAGTTCTGGGACAAGAACAGCGCTCATGAACGCGCTGCGAAGATCCTGGGCGAGTTCGAGAAGGACAACGAACAGAAGACCGACCCGCTGGTCGAGCTAGTTAAGTCGCTGGGCGGGAAGGTCATTGGACCAGTGAAAGTTTCTGATGAAAACGAAGGAGAAAACGAATGATCAAAGCGCTAACCAAGCGCCTGCGCCTGGCCATCCTCAAGCGCGCAATCCGCTTCGTTGAGAAGTCCGGCCTGTCCGTGGTGCAGATCAAGCGTTCCGGTAGCGCGGTGTATCTCGTCGCTGGCAATGGCCAGTATGTGCGGTTCGATCGGGTGAGAAATGGGTGATGTTGTCCAGTTCCCTTCTGCTAAGCCTGAGATCGACTCTGATAATTTCAGAGGTGAGGTTATCTGTCTCCACTGTTCGCACACATGGAACGCGGTAGCGCCAGCAGAAACAGAGGATTTCGAGTGCCCGGAGTGCCACACGTTCAAGGGCGTGTGGCGCTATCTGTTTGCTCCACCGTATGACCTTCAGGTTTGGCACTGTGATTGCGGAAACACGTTTTTCTGGATGACCAAGGACGGGCATTTTTGCCCGAAGTGCGGGACGTATCAGCGGTATGACTGAGGCGTTTTCCAGCGAAGAGCTGATTGCCAACCTCGATGATCCGATGTGGAGGCTGTCGAACCTCTACAAAATCATCATCAAGGGTGACGACGACGAGGAAGACGACCCTGGCCTGGTCATCCAGTTCAAGCCCAATCGTGCGCAGCGTCGATTCCTCGCGCGGCTGCACAATCGCAATATCATCCTCAAGGCCCGGCAATTGGGATTTTGTGTTTCTCCCGAAACGCGGGTGCTTACTGCAGACCTGCGATGGGTTCCGATTGCCAACATTGAGCCTGGGCAGGAGGTTGTAGCGGTCGATGAAAACCCACCCGGCGGGCGCGGGCCGGCGCGCAAGATGCGGACGGCCACGGTTGAGGCCGTGAAAGTGTTTAGGGCGCAGCGTTACCGGATCACATTTGACGACGGGCGCGAAGTGGTTTGCACCGACCGTCATCCTTGGCTTTCACGCAAGGCCGGCACAGATGCGAAGTGGCGCAGCATCAGTGGCGAAGGCAATGCCGTTGCGGGCCGCTTGTGTGTCGGAACAATGGTTCGGTGGGTAACAAAGCCGTGGGGCGAGTCATCCGTCGAAGACGGCTGGTTCGGTGGGATGCTCGACGGCGAGGGCTGTATATCGAAGCGGAACACGTCTGCCGGAATCAATGTGTCACAGCGCGAAGGTCCGGTTTGGGACCGCCTGGTTCGGTACGCCAGAGACCGCGGTTACAGCGCATGTATCGAAGGCGACAAGGCAGAGCGACCACACAAGCATGGCAAGGCGCCAGTGCCGAAGCTGGCGTTCGGTCGAATGGACGAAATTTTCCGCCTTATCGGTCAAACGCGGCCTACGCGATTCATCGGCAATCGGTTTTGGGAGGGTCGGGAGCTTCCAGGCAAGCGCAACGGAGGAGTGGGGTGGGCGACCATTACCAAGATCGAGGCAATCGGCGAGGGCGATGTCGTCGATATGCAGACGACGACAGGAACCTACATTGCCGAGGGCTTCGTGTCGCACAACACGACGCTGATCTGCATCCTGTGGCTCGATACCGCGCTGTTCTCGCAGGATCCAATCCGCTGCGGCATCATTGCCCAGGATCGTGAGGCCGCGGAGAACATTTTCCGAACGAAGGTGCGCTTCGCCTACGACAACCTTCCCGAGCCATTGAAGGCGGTCATGCCGCTTTCGAAGTCGACCGCTTCCGCACTGGAGTTCGGCCACAACGGTTCGAGCATCCGCGTGGCCACGTCCATGCGATCGGGCACCATTCACCGCCTGCATGTCTCGGAGTTCGGGAAGATCTGCGCGAAGTACCCGGACAAGGCCAAGGAAGTTGTCACCGGCTCGATCCCGGCCGTTCCAACGTCCGGCATTCTGGTGATCGAATCGACCGCCGAGGGCCAGGAAGGCGAGTTCTACAAGATGTCCGAGCGGGCCAAGGCGTTGCACCAACAGAAGGTGGCGCTGACGGCAAAGGATTACCGCTTTCACTTCTTCGCTTGGTGGGATGCGCCTGAATACGTTCTTCCGGCTGGTTCTGTGCCAATTTCGGAAGTGCATCACAAGTATTTCAACGAACTCGAATTGGTGATCTCTCGAAAGATAACGCCGGAGCAGCGCGCCTGGTACGTTGCAACGCTTGAATCTGATTTCTCTGGCTATGCGCCGCTGATGTGGCAGGAGTATCCGTCCTGTATCGCTGGCGACGTGCTCGTTGGAACTCCAGAAGGGATCGTCCCAATCAAGGATGCGGTGATTGATGGCGAAACCATTCTGGCGCACACCAATAAAGGCGTTCGTCCTGTGTTTTTGGTTCGCACCAGGCTGGGTTACACCATACGGTGCACAGATGACCACCCGATCAAGACACCTAGTGGAGCGTTCCGAAAGATTTGCGAAGGCTTGTCTGTTGGCGATCGCGTTGTCATTGGGAAGCCAATGCTATCGGACAAGATTCGGCATGTCTCATGGCGCCCGGCACCGTTCGTTGATGGGCGAATTGATATTTCTGCCGAGTTCGCCGAGTTCTTGGGCGTATTCATGGGCGACGGCTGTTTCCATAACGGCACGATGAGCGTTGCCTGCGATGCTCAGGACGAGGACACAATCAAAGCGGTCGAATCAATGTTCTCCAGATTCTTTGGAGGATCATCGTCGCGCATTACCGGAGACAAGAAAGGGTGCGTCGAGGTCAGGAAGTCTAGTGAGTGGTTTGCAGACCCGCTTCTGGCATTGGGGATCGTTGAAAGACGATTGTCTGGCGGGCTGAAGCGGAAGGTTCATGTTCCTCCAGTCATATTCCGTTCTCCAACCCCGGTTGTGTGTGCGTTTTTGCGTGGCTTGTTTGAGGCTGACGGCTTTGCAGCAAGGGATGGAACGAGCATCAAGTTCTTCAGCAAGCACGGGCATGTTGTTCGTGACGTGCAACTTCTGTTGCTCGCGATTGGCATTGAATCAAGGGCATCAGAGCAGACCAAGGTTTCCGGTTGCGGGAATGAATACCACGGGTGGGAACTGGCGCTACGGGCAGATGGGGTTCGAAAGTTCGCGGTCGACGTCGGCTTCATTTCATCAAGGAAGCAGGCGCGGGCGGACATGTCGCTACGTAAGCGCAAGACCGGTTCTGCCGCGGCTTTCGATTGGACTGACGAGATTGTGTCTATTGCCCAGGACGGCGAGGCCGAGGTATTCGACATCACTACGGCTACCCACGAGTTCGACGCTGGTGGAATTGTGGTCCATAACTGCCCCGAAGAGGCGTTCCAGGTTTCGACCGAGGGGTGCTACTACGCCGAGCAGCTGGCCCGCGTGCGCAAAGATGGCCGCATCATGCGTGCGCTGCCAATCCTGCCGGTCCAGGTCAATACCTTCTGGGATTTGGGGCGCGGCGACATGACTACCGTATGGCTGCACCAGCGCGCGACCATGCAAGACCGATTCCTGTACTACTACGAGAACAGCGGCGAAGACCTGATCCACTACGTCCAGCATCTGCAACAGGTGGCGGCCGAGAAGCGCATCGTCTGGGGCACGCATTACCTGCCGCACGAAGCCGACTACAAGCGCCTGGGCAAGACGCCGGACACGAACCAGAGCCTGAAGGAAATGCTTGAAGAGCTTTGGCCTGGCCAGCGGTTTGCGATCGTGCCGCGCATTTCGACGCTGCAGGCCGGCATCGAGGCTACGCGATCGTCCTTCTCTTCGGCGTGGTTTGACGAAGAGGGGTGCGCGCAAGGGATCAAGCGCCTGGGGAACTACCGGAAGAAGTGGAACAAGGCGATGGGCTGCTGGTCGGACGAAGAGCAGAGCGACGACAACGCGCACGGTGCTGACGCCTTCCGCCAGTGGGCGCAGGAATTGCGCAGCGGCAACACGTTTGCATCGGGCGCGCCGTCAAGCAGCGGATTCAAGCGCCGCGGCTCCCCGATGGCGGTCTGAGTTCGTGGCAAGCATCGCACAATGGTTTCTGCAACACGAAGGCTGGTTGCCGTGCTTTCTCTCTCTCCGGGGGTTGGTTTCGATCCGGTAGCCAGCCCCCGTGTTGCAACTGCCAAGCGGGCCCGGCCGCGAATAGGGCCCGCGCAATTTCTCTGTTCCGATGCAAGCATGGCGAAATGACCCCGGTTTCCACACCGGGGTTTTTTTATGTCCGTGTCAGTCGATCTCAGCAAAGCGTTCTTGCACCGCCAGCACGGCGATCTGGTGATGATCCTCACCTGGATGAACGACGAGCGGGCAATGATCCTCGTTCCCGCATTCCGCCAGGGGGCTCCGTGGTTCGTGGTCATGGAGTCGGCATCGTACTCATGGGATGACGAAGACCCGGCCAACATTCCCGAGGTCGTGCGCAAATCGACCAAGGCTTGCGAAGTCCTGGGCATCGAGCCAACTCCACACAACTGCCGGCGCATCGCCGGGATCATCATCGACTCGCTGCCGGATCTGATCCGGATGCCCTCTTCTCCCCCGCAGGAGTTCCACAAGGAAAGCTACGGGAACCTCACGCTGAAGGCCGACGGTCAGGTGATGGCCCAAGAGGAAATCCGCGTCGAGAAGGAAGGCGCGCGGTATGGATAACCCGCTGGACGTTCGATCGATCCGCGGCAAAGCGCCCGGCGACCAGTATTCGGACTGGATCGACGGCGGCACCACGCCGAACGTTCCCGAGAAGGTCGAAGCGCATCCACTGGACTCCGAACAGGCGCGCGGCACGCTTCAGCGGCTGCTCGAATGGTTCTACCTCGAGCGCGAACGCCAATCCGAGAACCGCATGGAAATGGCGCTCGATCATTCGTTCTACGACAACGAGCAGTGGGATCCGGATGACGCGGCAACGCTGCGCGACCGCGGCCAGATGCCGCTGGTGTTCAACGAAGTGGCGCCGATGGTCGACTGGATCATTGGCACCGAGCGCCGTACTCGCGTTGACTGGAAGGTGCTGCCGCGTACCGATGATGATGTCGAGGCGGCCTACACGAAGACCAAGGTTCTCAAGTTCATTTCTGACATCAACCGCGTGGTGTTCAACCGCTCCCGTGCCTTCGCGGATGCGGTGAAGGGCGGTGTCGGCTGGGTGGATGACGGACCGCGCGACGACCCGACACAGGACATCCTGTATTCGAAGTACGAGGACTGGCGAAACATCCTCTGGGATTCGTCCAGTTATGAGCTCGATCTGTCGGACGCGCGTTACCTGTTCCGCTGGCGCTGGGTCGATGAAGACATTGCGCTGATGATGTTCCCCGATCGCGCCGACCAGATCCGCGCCGCCGTCGAGGATGCCGGCAACTTCTCCAACGAGTTTGACGAGGACGGCTGGTATCTCGGCGAAAGCCTGGCCAACAAGGAGCGCTCCGGGTCGATCTACGCGACCGGCTTTGGTGCGATGGTCGATGCCAAGCGCCGGCGCGTGAAGTTGATCGAAGCGCAGTTCCGCATGCCAACGATGGTCAAGATCGTTGCCGATGGCCCCATGAAGGGCGCTTTCTTCCATGAGTCGGACAAAGCGCTTGGCGCTGCCGTGGCGAACTCTGGCGGCTCGATCATCGACCGCGTGATGATGCGCACGCATTTCGCGGTATTCACCGAAGCGGCGTTGCTCTCGCTTAGCCCGTCGCTGGCCCGGCACAACCGTTTCAGCCTGACGCCGATCTGGTGCTACCGCCGCGGGCGTGACCGCCTGCCGTATGGCGTGATTCGCCGTGTCCGTGACTTGCAGCAGGACTTGAACAAGCGCGCATCCAAGGCGCTGTTCATGCTGAACACGAACCAGATCATTGCCGACGAAGGCGCGGTCGAGGACTGGAACGCGACTCGCGACGAAGCCGACCGCCCGGACGGTGTGATCGTGAAGAAGCAGGGCAAGGAATTCCGCCTGCAGCGCGATACCGACGCGGCGACCGGGCAGCTGCAAATGATGACGATGGATGCGCAGAGCATCCAGAAATCCGCGGGCGTCTCCGACGAAAACCTTGGGCGGCAGACCAATGCGGTTTCTGGCGAGGCCATTAAGGCGCGCCAGCTTCAGGGATCCGTGGTCACGACCGAGCCTTTCGACAATCTGCGGCTGGCTGTTCAGGTGCAGGGCGAGAAGCAGCTTTCCCTGGCCGAGCAGTTCTACACCGAAGAGAAGGTCATTCGCCTGACCGGCGCGCGTGGCGCGCTCGAGTGGGTCAAGGTCAACAAGGTGGAAATGCAGCCTGACGGTTCCGTTCGGGTGATCAACGACATCACATCGAGCCAGGCCGATTTCGTTGTGTCCGAGCAGGACTACGCCGGCACCCTGCGGCAAGTGATGTTCGAGTCGTTGAACCAGATGGCTTCGCGGCTGCCGCCCGAGATTTCGCTGCGCCTGCTGACCATTGCAATGGACTTCTCCGATCTGCCGAACAAGGACGAGATCGCCGACCAGATCCGCGGGATCACCGGCGACCGCGATCCGAACAAGGAAATGACGCCGGAAGAAGCGCAGCAGGTACAGCAGCAAATGCAGCAGCAGGCCGAAGCGCTTCAGATGCAGCGCGAGCAGGCGATGCTCACGCTCGAGGAACAGCGTGCCAAGGTGCGCGAGATCAATGCCAAGGCCGCGAAGATCGAATCGGAAGCGGGCGGGTCCGGTGGCGTTCCTCCGGAGATCGAGCAGGCCATGCGCCAGGTGCAAGCCCAGGCCGCCGACCAGATCGAGCAACTGACCGGGCAACTGACGAAGCTGCAATCCGACCTCGCAAACCGCACCCTGCAGATCCGGACCGATGCCGATACCAAGGCCGAGTGCGCGCGCATCCAGGCCGATGCAGATATTCGCGTCGCGGAGATCAACAACAACGCAAACGCCCAGATGGATGCGCTGCAAAAGCGTTTCGACGGGATCGTGAAGCAGCTCGAAGACCGCGTGAAGACCGCCGAACAGGTGGCCAAGGATGCCGCCGCGGAAGCGGTTGCCAAGCAGGAGCCCGCCCCCGCAGCAGAGCCGGCGCCGGCCGCCGCCCCCGTTATCCCCAACATGACCGTCGAGATCAACGTCGACGCGAAGAGCGGATCCGTATCCAAGAAGGTGACGCTCGAGAAGGACGCCAAGGGCAACGTGACCGGGGCAAAGGTTGTTGAAGATGGAGCAAAGAGTGAAGACTGAAACCATTACGTTCGATGAAGCCTTCGACCGCCTGATCGGGCACGAAGGGCTTTACACGCCGGGCATCGGCGATCCTGGTGGCGAAACGAAGTTCGGCATATCGAAGCGGACCTATCCGCATATCGACATTGCCAGCCTCACACGCGAGCAGGCCAAGACCATCTA